CAAGTACAATGGGAGAAAGATAAACCAGAAACAGCTAAATATATTTGTGAGCATTGTGAAAAAAAATGGAGTGATGTTGAAAGAGTAGCCAATATTAGTAAAGGTAAATGGAAAGCAACACAATTATTTAATGGACGAGCAGGTTTTAGATTAAATGGACTATATTCAGTATGGGTAACAATGGAAGAAGCAGTAGGTGAGTTCTTACGAGCAAAAAAACTTCCTGAAACATTAAGAGTCTTTGTTAATACTTATCTAGGAGAAACTTGGGAAGATGAAGGAGAACGTATTGATGATTTAGGTCTATTTGATAGACGAGAAGATTATAAGTTTCCTGATGAAATTATCTTATTAACAGCAGGAGTAGATATTCAAGATGATAGAATAGAATGTGAAGTAGTAGGTTGGGGTTTAGAAGAAGAAACGTGGAGTATTGATTATCATATACTTTATGGCGATCCATCAGCACCAGCAATATGGCAAGAGTTAGAAATGTTATTAACAAAAACGTATGATAAGTCAGATGGCTCTAAATTAAAGATAGTATCAACTTGTATAGATAGTGGACACCATACAAATACTGTTTATCAGTTCTGTAAGACTCGATATGCAAGACGAGTCTTTGCGATTAAAGGTATAGGTGGAGAAGGTAAACCGATTGTAGGAAGGCCAAGTCGTAATAACATAGCCAGAGTAACTTTATTTCCTATTGGCGTTGATACTGCTAAAGAATTAATATATTCGAGATTAAGGGTTAAGAATTTAGGTGCTGGATATTGTCATTTTCCTACTAAATATAGCGAGGAGTATTTTAGACAATTAACAGCAGAAAAAATTGTAACAAAATATAGACGAGGTTTTAAAAAACGTGAATGGGTATTAATGCGACCAAGAAATGAAGCGTTAGATTGTAGAGTTTATGCACTATCAGCTTTTACATTGTTAAACGCAGACTTGAATAGAATATCCGAAAAACAAAAAAGTGGGCAAACACAAATGAATCATAAAGTCAACCAAAGTAGGTTGAAACATTATAAAAAACATACTAATTTTGCTAAATCGTGGAATAATTAAAATAATATGGCAAATTTATTTACAGATATACCTGAAAAAGAACCAATAGTAATATACAAAGGCGAAACTGTTGTATGGAAAAGAACAGATATTGGTTCTGACTATGATCCATCAAGTCACTCTATGGTTTGGGAAGCATCAAGAGAAACCGATGGCTCAATAAGATTTTCAGCAACAGTTACAGAGTCAGGAACAGATTATACTTTTACTTTAGATAATTCTGCTACATCTAGTTATACTGCTGGAGATTATCAATGGTTTTTAAAAGTTCTTCAAACAAGTGATAGTGAAACAATAATTATAGATTCTGGAAAATTAACAGTAAAAGATAATTATTTTGCAACTACTGGAGATACTAGAAGTCACGCCAAAAAAATGCTTGAAAAAATTGAAAGCATTTTAGAAGGTAGAGCAGATGCAGATGTTTCAAGTTATTCAATTCAAGGAAGATCATTAAGTAAAATTGGTATAGCTGAATTATTGCAATGGAGAGATTATTATAAAGCAGAATATCAAAAAGAAGTTGCTGAATTTAGAACTGGTAATAAAGAAGGATCAGGTAGAGTAGTAAAGGTACAATTCAATGACGTTGGTTGATAGAATAAGAAATATATTTAGAAAAAGAAAAAGACGTAACTATTATGCTGGTGCGTCACAAAATAGATTATTAAATAATTTTGTTTTAACTTCTAAATCTGCTGATAGTGAAATTAAACAAAGTTTAAGAGTTTTAAGAAGTAGAGCAAGAGATTTATCAAGAAATAATGCTTATGCTAGACGATATATTAGTGTTTATGTTGATAATATTGTTGGAGCCAAAGGAGTTCATTTACAAGTTAGAAGTCGTGATCCAAATGGAGCATTAGATAGCTTTGCTAATAATACTATTGAACGTAGATTTAAAGAATGGGGAGTTAGATGTACTGCTGATGAGAAATTAGGTTGGATAGAATGTCAAAGATTATTTGCTGAAACTTATGCAAGAGATGGTGAAGTATTAATTAGATTAATTAAAAATTTTGATAATCCACATAAGTTTGCAATAGAATTTATTGAATCTGATTTTTTAGATCACGACTTAAATCAACAATTAAGTAATGGTAATCAAATTAGAATGGGAGTCGAAGTTAATAAGTTTGGAAAACCTGTTAATTATCATTTACTTAAATTACACCCAAACGATGATTTAGTTGTTAGTCCTTATATTGGTGAAAAATATAATGTTGTTCCTGCTAGTGAAATAATACACTACTATCATCAAGAAAGACCACATCAAACTCGTGGTATTCCGCCTTTAGCTTCTTGTTTAAGAGATTTAAAAATGCTCGATGGTTATATGGAAGCAGAATTAGTAGCCGCTAGAGTAGGTGCAAGTAAAATGGGTTTCTTTAAATCAAATGATGCAGATGGTTATACTGGAGAAGATAAAATAGACACAAACAATCCAGTTATGTATGCAGAAGCAGGTACTTTTGAACAATTACCAACTGGAACAGATTTTCAGTCTTTTGATCCACAACACCCAACAACTGCATTTAAAGATTTTACTAAAGCAGTTATCAGAACTGTCGCTAGTAGTTTAAATGTTAGTTATAATACACTTGCAAATGATTTAGAGAGTGTAAATTATTCTAGTATCAGACAAGGTGCATTAGAAGAACGTAATTTTTTTCAATGTGAACAATATCGTATGATTCGAAACTTTCACGATGTTATTTATGCTCATTGGTTAGAAATGGTATTATTAACAGATAAATTAAATGGTTTACCACCTTCTAAATTTCCTAAATTTAATAATCCAATTTGGAGAGCAAGAGGTTGGCAATGGATTGATCCTAAAAAAGAAGTAGAAGCGTTAAAAGTAGGAGTAGAGAATGGTTTTTTATCGTTTCAAGACGTTCAATCTGGTTATGGTCGTGATGTAGAAGATGTATTTAGTCAGATTCAGTCAGATAAAGAATTAGCTGATAAATTTGGAATACAATTAGCATTTGAACCATTTGGACAAAAACAAATACAAGATAATCAACCAAAAGAGGTTGAAGAAGAACAAGAAAAATAATAGATATGAATAATATGAATAAAAAGCACATACAGAATATAACTGAATCAGACGATTCAGTCACAATAACATTTGGAAAATCTGATGAGTATAAAAAAGAAGGGGACAGGGAGCAGTTTAGTGCAACAAATAATGTACCATCACTTTCTAAAGAAGAAAAGAAACCAGTTGAGAAACAAGAACAAAAAGAAAACGAAAAGAGTATGGAAACTAAAAAGGAAATTCAACAAAAAGTAACTAATCAAGAATCTACTAAAGAAAAATTATATCGTCTTTTTGGATTAGATCAAAAAGCAATTAACGAAGATAAGAGAACTGTTAATTTAGCATTTTCATCAGAAGAACCATACGATAGAAGTTTTGGAACAGAAATTTTAAGTCATAATCCGCAAGATGTGGATTTTTCATTTATTGCTAGTGGTAAAGCACCATTATTGCTTAACCACGATTTAGAAAAGCAAATAGGAGTCATAGAAAAAGCAAATATCAGCGATGCTGACAAGGTAGGTCGTGCAGTCGTGAGATTTGGAAAATCAAAACTAGCTGATGAGGTTTTTCGTGATGTCATAGATGGCATTCGCAGTAATGTGAGTGTGGGCTATGAAATAATGAAGATGGAGAAAATTAAAAATGATGATGAGGATAAGGAAAAGCCAAGTTATCGTGTTAATTGGAAACCATTGGAAGCGTCTATTGTTTCCATACCAGCAGACACAACTGTTGGCGTAGGAAGAAATAGATATGATAATTTAACCGACCAAGATAATCGTAAAGAAGTTATTGAGGTCATAACTAGAGAAAACACAATGGAAAAAGCAAAAGAAACTCCAAAAGTGGAACAATCTCCAGTTAATGTTGAAGAACAAATCGCTAAAGCGAGAAAAGAAGAAACAGCTAGAATTAAAGAAATTAGTTCATTAGGTGCAAGACATAATTGTTCTGACCTAGCGAGTAAAGCAGTTAATGATGGCGTTTCTCTTGCTCAATTTAGAGGAATTGTTTTAGACAAACTGGGCGATGCGAAACCTTTGGATAAAAAAGATGCAGTTGGACTTTCTAATAGAGAAACACAAGACTATTCTATTGTCAAAGCTATTAAAGCGATGACAACTGGAAATTGGTCTGGTGCTGAACTTGAAAAAGAAGCGTCTGATGAAATCTCTCGTAAAACAGGCAAATCTCCTAGAGGAATCTTCATTCCATCTGACATTAGATGGCAAAGAGATTTAATTTCAGGAGCAAGTGCTGATGGTGGTGCTTTAGTAGCAACTAACCTTTTAGCAGGTTCATTTATTGAAGCGTTAAGAGCAAGAATGGTTGTGAAACAAGCAGGTGCTTTAGTTTTGAGTGGTCTAGTTGGTGATGTTGCAATACCAGCACAAAACGCAGTTAATTCAGCGTCTTGGGTTGCAGAAAATGCGGCAGTAACAGAAGTAAATCCAACTTACAGACAAGTAACAATGGCTCCTAAAACATTAGGAACATTTACTGACATATCAAGACACTTAATGCACCAATCTACTCCAGCTATCGAAACTATTGTTAGAAATGACATAATACAGACATTATCTAACGAAGTTGATAAAAAAGCTATTCAAGGCGATGGTACTTCCAACACTCCAACAGGTATTTTAAATACTTCTGGAATTGGATCAGTTGCTATGGGTACGAATGGCGATCAAGCTACTTGGGCTAAAGTTGTTGAAACTTGGAAAGAAGTTGCTACTGACAATGCGAATATAGGTGCATTGGGCTGGGTTACTTCTCCACTTCAAATTTCTCGTTTAATGGCTATTGCTAAAGTTAGTTCATCTGACTCAGTAATGATTATGAACGACCAAAACAACTTGATGGGATATAAAGTCTTTTCAACAACAAACTCTCCAGATAATTTAACTAAAGGTACAGCAAGTGGAACTTGTTCTGCTCTTACTTTTGGAAATTTCAATGATCTAATCATTGGTGAATGGGGCAGTTTAGATATATCTGTTGATCCTTACACTAATGCCGCTAAAGGTGGTACTAGAATAATCGGATTATACGATGTAGATGTTGCTGTTAGACACGCAGAAAGTTTTGCGGCAATTAAAGACTTAATTGCATAATCTTAATGATTAGCAGTTTATAAGATTAGGCGAGGCATTGACCTCGCCTTTTCTTTTATATAAAAGAGGTAATTATGAAGATAAAAATATTAAAACAGACATTTGTTAAAGGTCAATTAGCTAAAACTGGCGATGTAATAAATGCAAGTGAAGAAGATGCTAATTTATTAATTGGTATGCGTAAAGCAATAGCTTCTACAAAAAGCATTTCAGCAGAAGATGTTAAGAAACCTGAAAATAAAGCTGTTAAAAAGAAAAGTATATTTTCAAGAAAAAAAAAATAGGAGCTTGTTATGATTACCAACTATAAAGATTGGTATAAACTTGCAAAAGCAAATCCTAAAGTATCTATTGGTATTGCTATTGCTATTATTATTTTATTATCAATTATATTCTAAATGAAACCTACTTTTATCAAGTATGGTAAAAGAAAGATTCGTATTGAATATGTCATCTTAAAAGATTGTTTTGGTCTATATGATCCAAACACTCAAATTTTAGAAATAGATAAGCGGTTGAAAGGTTTAGTATTATTTAATACTATCTTTCACGAGTTATTTCATATTATTATGAATATGGAAGATATTGATGTTAATACTAAAGGAGAAGAGCCAATCGCAAAAGCTGTTGGTGATGGTTACGAAAAGATATTCAAGGCCAATTCATACCTATTTAAGTTTTTAGCACAATGTTTAAAAAAAGCAAAGTAAAATGGCAGTAGAAACAGATACAGAACGAGCAATATTTTTTGATACAGATGATTTCGCTTCATCAGCAACATTTACTGATGTTTCTGCTGGAACATCATCAACAATTAAAGGTATTTTTGATAAAGAATCAGTTGAACAAGCAGTAGGTGAAGCTGGTCTTATAGAGGAAGTACCTGTCTTTACTTGTAAAGCTAGTGATGTATCTAGTGCTACTTTTAATGATACTTTAGTTATCAATAGCACGACTTATTACATTAAAGAATTACTACCTGATGGAACTGGAGTAACAAGAATAACTTTATCAGGATAATATGGCTCATATTAGAAAAACAATTAGAGAACACGTGGTGACAACAGTAACAAGTTTATCAACAACTGGTTCTAATGTATATGAAACTCGATATTTTCCTTTACAGACTGGGAATCTTCCAGCTTTAATCGTTTATACTTTAGATGAATCAATCGAAGATTATACATTAGGAAGAAATACTCGAACTCAACAAAGATCGTTAAATTTAATTATAGAAGCACATTGTAGAGGTACAGCTAATATAGATGATACTCTTGATACGATTGCAGAAGAAGTAGAAGAAGCTATGGTGACTGATGTCACTCGTGGTGGAAACGCAAAAGATACAAAATTAGTATCTACTGAAATTGAATTTGATACTGCTAGTCAAAAAACAGGTTTGATGAGGTTGACGTATTTAATTAATTACAATACTGTCGAAAATGCAGTACAAGCAGGAGTATAATTATGGCGACAAATAGAATAAGTCTTAAAGCACCGAATGGTGAAAGTGTTATTGAAACTTCAAAAGATATGGAAGAATATTTTTTGAAATTAGGGTACACAAAGGTTGAGGCGACTGTTATTAAACCTAAAGTATTTAGTAATAAAGCTAAATACAAAATTAATAAAGAGGACAAATAATAATGGCAACACATACAGGTAGTTCAGGAATAATAAAAGTTGGAACTAATACTGTTGCTGAAGTAAGAAGTTTTACTTTAGATACAACAGCAGAAATATTAGAAGATACTACATTAACTGATACTGCCAAGACTTTCCAAGTTGGCAAAAAAGGTGCAACTGCATCTGTCGAGTGTTTCTGGGACGAAACAGACACTAACGGACAGATCGCAATAGCGGAAGGACAACAAGTTACTATGACATTATATCCAGAAGGAGCAGATTCTTCTGATTATTATTATGGTGGTACTTGGATTATAACTGCTAATTCTGTTTCAATTCCTACTGATGGAATGATTGAAGCTACTTTTTCAGCGACTTTGACTGGTGCATTGACTAGAGGAACAGTTTAATTTGACATTTAGTATATAATTCGATACTTACTCTTTTAATGAGTGATATTCTCGATAAAGCTAAAGAACATTTTAAAGCTATTGACAGGAAGATTATCTATGTTCCTGAATGGGACCAGACTGTCTATTCAAAACCTTTAACTTTAGCTGACAAAAGAATCCTAACTCGTAATACAAAACCTGATGATGTCACAATGTTTGCTGACGTTCTGATTTTAAAAGCAGAAGATAAAGAAGGTAAAAAATTATATACGTTAGAAGATAAACCGACATTGATGAGATCGGTGGACCCAGAAATTGTCGCCAGAATTGCTCAACAAATATTAGACGTTATACCCATCGAAGAATGGGAAAAAAAAAATCAGACAAGATAAAGAACTCGTCAATATCCTACATCTAGCCAAAGACCTTAACTTGCAACTATCTCAAATAATGAATATGAGTGTAAATGAGTTTAATTTATGGTGTGCTTTTTATGATAAATTAAATCGAGATAGTAAGTTAAAACGATAATGGCAAGAAATAGATTACAATTTGATATAAACGCTAAAGATAGAACGAAACGTGCATTTAGTTCGCTTAAACGTGGATTAAAAGGCGTTAGTAAAGCTATCTTTAATATGAAAACAGGACTAGCGGCTGTTGCTGGTGTAGCTGGTCTTGGTTTATTAATTAGAAATTCTTTAACTAGCATTGATAAAATAGGAAAGTTATCTCGACAAATTTTCATTTCAACAGAAGAATTAAGTGCATTTAGATTAGCTGCTAATTTAGGTGGAACATCTTTAGAAGCGTTTGCTAAAGGTGCAAGAACAATGGCAGTTGGTATTAACGATTGGCTCGTTAAAGGAACTGGTATTGCACAAGACGCATTCATACAATTAGGAATTACCCAAGATGATTTAAGAGCAACAAATGGAGATTTAATGCTTCAGTTTGAATTGGTTGCTGATGCTTTAAGAAATATGAAAGATGGCACAGATAAAACTGCTGCCGCTTATAAATTATTTGGTGGTAGAAATATTGAACTCTTAACTGCAATCGAAAGAGGAAAACAAGGAATAGCAGAAACAGCAGAAGAAGCTAGAAGATTTGGTTTAATTTTAACAACTGAAATGGTTAGAGCAGTTGAAGATGCTAACGATTCAATGACTAGAACTAAATCGTTATTCACAGGCGTTTCAAATCATTTTACTGTTGCGTTAGCACCAGCAATAGAAAAAGTTTCAGATACTTTAAGAGATAATTTATTAATGCACGTTGAAAAAACACACGGAAGTATGGATAAATTTGGTCAATGGTTAGGTCAACAATTTATTAAAATTATAGGTAAAATTTTAACTGCTTTTATAAAAGCTAAATATGTTTTGATAGATTTTGGAAATAATTTAGATAATTTAGGTAATAAATTTCATAATGTTGGAACTGCTATGCTACTTGCTTTTCCATCGACAATGGCAAATGGATTACAAAGAGGATTTAAAGAATCAACAGACGTAATAAAAAGTGATGGCGAAGAAATGCTACAAGAAATGGTTAATTTACAAGCTACTATGTTTCAATTAACAACTGGTTTTAAGATAAAAGAAAAAGATGAATCAGAAAAATTAGCTGAATCTGAAAAGAGTGAATTAAAAAAACGAGAAGAACAATATGACCAATGGCTAGGTAAAAAACAAACTGCTCTTAAAAATCATATAATGTTTGAACTTGAACAGCAAAAGAGAGAAAAAGAAATGAGAGATAAAGCTAAAGCAGAAATTGATTCTAATTTAGAGGGAACATTAACTATTATGTCAGGACATAGTGCAAAAGCATTTAAAATGTTACAGGCATATCATATTTCTAAAGCAATTATGAAAACTTATGCTGCAGTTACAAATGCGTTTGAACAATATCCTTCTCCACAAAATTATTTAGCTGCTGGTTCTGCATTAGCTTTTGGTATGGCACAAGTTCAACAAATTAGATCACAAAAATTTACAGCTAGACGACAAGGTGGTTTAGTTACAGAAAATAAACCTTATATGGTTGGAGAAGGTGGGCCTGAAACCTTTATACCTAATAGTGCAGGATATATTTCACCAACAGGAATGGGTGGAAAAAATATAGGAATTACATTTAATATTAATGCAGTTGATACTGCTGGATTCCAACAATTATTGGCTAATGAAAGAGGTATGATAGTCGGAATGATTAATAGTGCTGTAAATGATAAAGGACAAAGTAATTTAATTTAATGAGTGGACAATTACCAACATCACCTGTTTTTAATGCTATGAATTTTAGTAGTGAAGTAAATACTTTATTAAGTATTTCTGATAGTGGTCGTAGATTTGCTAGACAAATTGATAATCAGCGTTGGAAATTTACTTGTAAATATACATATTTAACTAGAGCAGAATTTGCACCTATACTTGCTTTCATAACTAAACAAAAAGGACAAAAAGAAACATTTACGATTATACCACCTAAAATTAAAGATGCACTAGGATCAGAAACAACATCAATAGCAGTTAATGGTTCTCACACAGCAGGAGATACTACCATAGCGATTGATGGATTTAACGCTGATTCGGCAGGTTCACTAAAGGCAGGAGATTTTATAAAATTTGCGAATCATACAAAAGTTTATATGGTGGTTTCTGATGTTACTCCAAGTTCTAATGCAGCCACAGTTACTATTGAACCACCAATTATTGAAGCATTAGCAAATGATGAAGCTGTAACTTATGATGATGTTCCTTTTACAGTTTATTTAACAAGTAATGTTCAACAATACAGTTTAGGCATTTCTGCGTCTAACTTATCATCAACTAATGATTTATATAATTATGAATTTGATGTTTGCGAGGCGTTTTAATGGCAGATAAATTAATGACATTATTAGTCGGACTACTCATTGCACTA